ATGAACCTTTAAGGGTTGTGCCTATAGAAGATGGAGGAGAACAAAGACACGAAGAGCCAGAAATCCCTCCAGCACCAGAAGTGCCGAGAGAACAACCAGATACTTGCCCTCCTGATGGTGCGCCTGAAGTTGGGACAAAGGTCGAAGAAGGAACTAAACAGATTATTAAGTATGAATTGGTTGGAAACCGTTGTGTAACTAGATATAAAAAATTAAATGTTCAACAGCAGATAATTGATGCTATCCCCACAGTTCCAGCGGTGGTGAAAACTGGCTCGATAACCCTTGTGGCTACTACTGCTGCACTATCTACACCAATACTATTAAAGGCTGTCAAACCGATTATCAAGCAGGTAGTGAATAAGGTAAAGAAGGCTTTAGGTAAGAAAATAAAACGACCAAATTTATCTGAAAAAAGAACTAATTCTTATCGGGAGAAGAGGGGTTTACCTCCTGTGAAGGAGAAGAAATAAGATGCCTGTGAGGTAAAACTTGACCCATTTTAGCTTTAACTACAACATGCTCACAGATCTTGTAGTAGGGGGAAGAAGGAGCATATTCTATTCCCTGTAGTTTTAAATTTCCACATTCACGTAAAGTTGCGATGATAAAATCTAATTTTTTATTATCAATTAGTTGCTGTTGATGTTCTCCTTGTAGCTTTGCATTTTTCAAACAACGCTCTTGAAATCTTCTATCTAATGGCATACTAAAAGTTAAGCTTGCGCCAAGATTAAGTGAGAAATTATCTTTCTGTCCTGTACGTGTACTTTGATGAAATAAAATCTCACCTTCATCGCTATACACTGGAGAGTCGTACCAGTATTCTCTTGGTTTTTGGAACGAATGTGAGTCTGTAATAAAGGGAGAAAATGTTAACATTGGCCCCTGACAAACTACTCCACCGCCGTATTGATTTTGTATAAGATTTCCCTGCAAAGTTTGTATTGCCATATTAGTTAGCGAAGCTGATGTATTAGCAACTGGGGCTGCTGTTTGTGAGGTATTAGCTAATGCACTTTGCCCACTAAATAATATTATTGCGAAAAGACAGAAGTAGTTTCTGTTGTGCTGTCTAAGACTGTTGTGCGGTTGATTACCGTGGTGTTTGACAACGAAGGAGAGCGATAAGTTTCTACAAATTGAAATGCCTGACCTGGGTTTGTGATCGTGACATTTCCTCTTGTATTGATGTCTAAACCAGTCCATGTTTGTGCTTGTCCATCAACGGTTGTTGTTAAAGTCGTAGGATTAGGAGCAATACTTTCACCATCAATAGAAATATTCGTGCCATTTAAGGAGTATTCATAACCAGAATAGTCGTGAGAAACAATTTGCTCCGTGACATTTGTGCTGGTACGTGTGACTGCATTCATTGATCCACTAGAAAAATTAGGGACCACTGGCACTGCTATGACTGGCTTTTGCCAGCTATTTAATAATAAAAATAGCAGCAAATACCTTTTCATTCTTCTACTTTATGAAGACAGAACTTATAACAGATCCTGTAGCAACTGTGCCTTGGCCTCCAGCAGTGAGCGAGACAACTCCAGCACTTGTTACTGATCCGGCAAGTGATCCTGCAACGCCAGAACTGTGCGATGTTACATCAGAAAAGTTTGGCACTGCTCCTGTACTAGGTGCGCTTGTAGCAAGTGCATCAGCCTGAATATAGCTTTGCGAAAAACTATAAGATTCACCCGAAGTTGCATTTTGCGTGGCAGCAATTGTTCCAGGTGCATAAACTCCACTTGTGATCGTGCCAACACTGATCGTTCCAGCAGTGGTGCCATCGGTCACATCCACTCCAGTACCAGATTGGCTATAAGTTGAACCAACACGGGTTGCCTGACTTACTGCGGCGTTCACCGTAAGCTGTGCGCTAGAAGTGATGCTATGGGTCAGATCTGCGTTAGCAGCAGGAGCCGCTAAAAATAGCAGCAATAAAAGTTTCTTCATGTGAGCTTGCCTGTTTGTGGATCTATTTCTTTCCCAGAAATAGGATCAATGCGTGGTTTATCTGGCACTAATCGTATAGGAGTCTCGACTTTTATGATGGTATAAGGAACACCATTGTTAAACCCTGCTGCTTCTGCCTTCTTCTTTTCTTCATCTGCTTTATACGTTCCATCACCTCTTTTCTTTGCTGTCTCAAGTCCAAAACTCGCCAGCGCACCAGTGAAAACAGATGCAATAAAAGTCGGATCTATGCGTTCTTGTTCTCCTAATCCTGGAATCGTAACGTAATTTAAAGTCAAGATAAATCCACTCCAAACCACAACTCCCAAACGCACAAATGTAGACAAGACTTGCAGTTGTTCTTCTTTATCATCCAAGCCTTCCTTTAGTTTTTGAAGAGGATTCTTCTTTTTTGGTTCGTTTGCTTGTGACTCTGGCATAGAAAGATAGAAACAATAGTTTAAGATTACTCCTAAAACGTACAAAATGCCTCAAGAACTACTCGCAGCCTTGATTGGGGCAGCTATATCTGGAGCGTTAATGGTCTTAGCGAACCGTTCCAATCGTAATCAAGGTAATTTTCGTGAAATATTCCATCGTTTAAATGCTGTAGAGAAGGACGTTGCTAGATTAGAAGTATCTAAGAGAGATCCCCAAGGATGGAGGAAAAGATAGCAATGGCGAGAGCCAGAATCAAGGAATTAGAATTATTGATAAAACATTGGGAAAAGAAAAAGTGAATTGCTGGCACTGTGACACCGAATTGATTTGGGGAAGCGACTCTGATTGTGAACACTTAGAAGACTTTGATTATGTAGCTTTTCTAAGTTGTCCTCAATGTATGTCGGAGGTAGAGGTCTATCATCCTAAACCCAAAAGCAAACCCCCCTAGAGCCTCTACTCTCTAAGGGGTGTTGACTAACATCGCATCCCACTGCGTGTTTAATAATTTACTTGCAGCCTCCTTTAAATAAATGTGCTATTTAACCTTAGCCAATTCTTTTTTAGTGTTCAATAGGTAAGCTCTCTCAATTTGCCTTCTTTTTTCTAAGCAGTGTGAACAAAAACATAAATTAGTTTTCTGTTCCATAATCCTGTTAGGTTGAGTATCGGCTTAAACGACAAAACCTCCCTTTAAGTGCAAATCTAGGGAGGTTATGTCTGGGTGGTGGGGACCACTAAGCCAAATGTAGCGTTTATATATAAGATTGTGAAGAGTGAGTCTATTTATGAGAAAACTATTCAAGCCTCTGTTACCTCTTCTTTATGCTTTTTTGCGTAGTGAAGCAGGTAAAAAACTGTTACTTGACTTGTTGAAAGCAGCTTCAAAACAGACTACAAATACACTTGATGATCAAGCTGTAAACTTCTTACAGTCAAGGTTATACCCTAATTCAACTACTACATTGCAATGACAAATTACGATCCAACATGGTTAGAAGAAGATAGGCAGAGGATGTTAAATATGGAGCGTTGGTATGTTCTTGATGGTCGTCACCTACCTGACAATCCTATGCACGGCTTATACACTGGGTTAGCAGCTAAAGGAGCAACACTAGATGGAGAACTTAGATGAACAATTTGTTCTGTTAGATCAACTAATGGAACCTGCCACAATGGAGCAGGAATTAGAGCTAGAGAAAAAGATCTTATGGTTTACAGAGGGAGCAACAAAAGAGCAATTAGCAAGGCATTGCGAAGCGGTAGAAAGGCAACACTTTCATCAATCACAATTTATTGCTAATTGTTTAAAAGAAATAGCAAGATGTAAAGCAAAAATTGCTTGTTTAGAGAATCCTGTAAGACAACCTACGTTTAAAAACTTTCTTAGAAAAATATTAGACCTGTAAAGGTACATACCTAGTGTTTCGTCCTTTCCATTTTACTTCGCCTGTTTTTATAACAACTTCTGGATATTGAAGTGAATACCAACGATGTTCACAAATAGGACATTTTCTGCGTCTAATTGTAACCCCGTCAGTGTTACGTTTAGTGCATACAACTCTAGTCCTAAGTTGATTGCACTTAGGGCAAGGACAATAAGTTTGATTCATTATTTACGGAGCTGGAACGAGTATGTGTTGTGCGTGTTCTGAACTTCGACCATCAGGCCATTTAACGCCGTAGTAGTAACAAATTCGATCTCTTTTGTTATGTTTTTCTATGACCTTGATAATTGTTCCAATGTTGGAATCAGTTGTTAGGCAAACTCCTATGCTGCCTCTTTTTTTGTTGACTTGATCATTGATCTTGTATTTCGGTGTAGACATTCTTTTCTTATTGACTTGATCGTTAATCTTGTATTTTGGTGAGGGCATTTTTTTGTAAATAGAGTTGTACTAGTTTTTTCTTGCTGCAATGAGCTTTTGAGTCGGCTAATGATCTTAACTCTCTACTTGGAAGGTCTAAAAGAAATCTTTTAAATCCGTCATAAGATTTTGGGCTTCTGTACACAAAACCTGATCCTAAAAAATTAAAAAGTTTTTTCATTTAAATCTTTGGGATCTTTGTTCTCGAAATGAGTTGATGGTTGATTCAATTCTTCAGATCTTAATTTCCTATATAACCTGTCTGGAAGAAGATTGGCAATTTTTGCGTTTTCTGTTGAACCAAACAATTTAATTTCCCTCTTTTCTTGTGCTTTTTTCTTTCCTTTAGCTCTTCTTACAACAGTTTTTCT